TAAACGCAAGGGATTTCAAGCGGTGCTGTGCCTCTTTGTTGACTGTCCACTTGTGAATAATACTAACCCAGCATAGCATATGTATCAGTTAGCACGTTATGAGTGTGATGTTATTTAGTGGCTATATCTTTGCTTGATTTATAACATCGTTGACACGTTAGTTCAGTGATGGGATAGTTAGCATTGCATCGAACATCAGCTCCACATTGTTTACATTTGATTATCTTGATTGCAGCTATTGGTTCATACATAGTGAGTCATTAGTTAATGTTATCAGTCCGCGGTGATTGTGAGATTTGAATTATATTGGCGCGACAGATTGGTTGAGATTGAGTGAGCGATAGTGGCACGTATTAGTAACGAATTCGTGTTACTTAGCAGTGTTTTGCACGCCACTAGCAGTCTAATGCGGCATCAAACACCCCCCACTGGGGGTAAATTGCGTCCCTGCCCCTACGTATATGGGTTGACAAAATTATGTCAAAATTTATCGAGGTATTCTAGCTCCTGTTGATACGGTTGCTCACTTAAAAACACGTATGCATCATTAATATACGGCGGCACCCAGACATGAACAGGAGCACAAGACTCCCAGTTCACCGGTTGAATACAATTAAACAGAACAACAGAAAAGAACCCCTTAATATAAGAGATATAAGTAAGCATCAAGTAATCATTTTTGTATTATCAGTAGGAGATTCCTCTTCACTTTGCACTTCAGAAGCAAATGACGTATCTTTACGACCACTACCGCGAAACTCTGCAATAGGATCAGGCTTATTGTATTGTTCGTCCATATCAAGGCACCACTGTTTAAGTGCCTTACCTGAATCAGTGAATTTAGCTACACCTAAGGAACGCCAACATTCTTTAGGATCATTATGCCCCCGTGTAGAGCCTTTATAGTGAGATACAAAGAAGTTAGGACCTTCACGAGTACGATGATAAGTAAAGGAACAGTCTTGTTCATTACCTTCAAACTCTAATACTTTCATATAATGTATGTAATAAATAAACTAACGCAGCTGTACCCTATAACACGGATATCAAACAGTAATTACATTCATGGTAATACGATGATATAGATGTTATTTAGAACAAGTACTAGTTAATGTGTCTATGTTAGTTGGGGAGTTGTACGGAATATCCATTCAGCGGATATTAGAAAAGAGGAAAGATTGTCTCCTTCCTCTAGTCCAGAAAAGATAGTCCACCCTCTATCTCCCCTGTATACGGGTGGGAGCTGGCTAAACCCAGTTAGGGACTGAGGTTTGGGAGTTACGTCTAGCTTGTTGTCTTTGGTCTTTATCGAGACCTAAAACGAGGTGATTAGCGGAGCCTTGGGGGTCTTCTATGGAAGCTCTAAGCATGTCATTCCAGTCATCACGTTTCCGCATATTGACTTGTTCTTGAGCTGAGATAGACATTGCGTCAGTAAAGTATTGAATACCCTGACTAAGGCAATCAAGACGGTCATCGTGTTTAACAGCACCTTTTTCCCGGCACATACGACTCATTTGATAAAAGAGCATGTAGAGGAGTCTTGATTCTGGGGCTGCGTCTTTATTGGAGTTATAGTCCCAATCAACAACAGAGCGATCCACAACAAGGCGGTGTTGATTAAGAACGGGTTCCATAGTGTCAATGATTCTTTGTTCTTTCCGTACGGTGGCTCGGATTTCTTCGACATCAATACCTTGTTTAGTTTGTAGTAGGTGTTTTTTAAATAGTTCAGCGACGATACCGTCACCGAAGTTAGTTTCAATTACGAGTTTAGTTACGTTAAACTTTTTACAACCTCTTAGAATGTCCAAGAGTGTGTTGTCACTGTATCCATCTCTGTAAGCACGCATTTCGTGCAAGTACAAGAAACCGTTCCGTTGGGATATAAAAGCTGCTGCTGTTTCATCCGTGCCACGGCCCGACGGGTCAACCGAGCAGATTGTTTCTTGGTAAGGTAACCATTCTCCTTGGAGTTGCATTGGAGAATAGAAATAATCTCCAGGAAGACCAACTGTTGGGAGGTCCTTGATGCAATTTCTTGGGTCTGAGCACCAGACGATTGAGTCAGGAGCAGTATCAGGATTAACGGAAGTGACAATAAGGTCTGCCATTTTAAGGGGGAACTTTTCAGCGTCACTGAGGCTTGTGTCAAGCATGAATTGCAACATAAAGTTGCTGCGTCCCATTGCTGCTTCACGTTCAATAAGGTCTTCATCATTAAATCTGTCAGGGTCAGTTACATCCCATTTATCAGCACCATTATCAATATCTTCTTGTAATTGAGGAGCTATGAGCCCTTCGTAATTAGATAGAGAGCGGGGGAAACGTGCTGGCCATACGAATGGCCTATAGTTACGTTCAGCGAGCTTCCTATAGACCGTAAAGACGGTCTGAGGGGTACCTAAGTACATGATGCGGGAGTCTTCCTTAGGGGTAAGGATTGATTCAGCTTCTGTGCAAAGTTGAAGTAATTTCTCCCTCATCATTTCCGTCATTGAGTTGCCGGGAACCTCTATGTCGTCAAGGATCATTAAGTCAGCGCGGGAGCCGGTCAGTTGGCCAGTAATCCCGACAGACTTGACTGAAGGTGCTTGGTGTGGGGAACAAAGTACATCGAAGCTGATACGAGACCAACGTGAGTCGTCTGATTTGGGTTGTAAGTGTTTTAACCAAGGTGTTTCTATAATTAGTTTTTGTAAGAAGATAGACATGTTGTCTGCACGTTCTTTAGATGCAGAGATAATCATGATCTTCTTTTCTGGGTCTTTAAATAGTGTCCACAACACGAATGCACCTGTAATCCACGATTTACCGATTCCTCGGAAAGCTTGAATCTGTAGGCGTTTAGGACCGTGTTGTAGGTAGTCAGCGATAGCGTATTGAGCGCGAGTCGGCGTAGGAAGATCGAGTTGTCCCCACAGAGCTTGTAGGAACAACTTGAAGTCATCTTGTAACGCCTCAAGGACGTTTGTCAAAATTGATTAAAGGTTGTAGTTGATAATTTGTTTTTTGCTTCTTTTTCTCTTCTTTGATAGGTATCACCGATAGCGGTGCTTATAGCTTTAAGTGGATTTGTAATATCTTCCATTACTGAAGTTCTTCCTTCAAGACTTCCATAAGGTACAAGTTTTGCTTGTCCATTCTTAAATGCGAGACCGTGAACTTTGCTACCTAGGTCCATTCCATAGACCATGTTAGTAGATCTATCATATTGATATGTATTTCCTTCTACATCAACTGTTTCTGAACCCGCAGCACCACTGTCAGGAATTAGTGTGGTCGCACCTGCATATAGTGACTCACCAATGCTTTCTGTCTCACCTGTCATGTTTGATAGAAATGCGGCAGCAAGGACTTCAGCACCGACACCTTTTATTGCTGGCTTATAGTTGTTTTTTATACCTTTTGTAAGTTTACGCATTCCAGCATCAAATTGTTCTTGCGTAATGCCCATTCCTGCGTTAAAAGTCATACCGCTTGCTTGTAAAAATTCTGGTGCTGTTAGAACTTTTCCATATTTTGAATTCATTCCTTTTGTAAAATACATACGCGCTAATTTTGATGTATCAGCATCTAACGTATTGTCTAAAAAATAGTTTGTATTAGGGTTTCCACCACCTAAAATAATTAACTCTTGCCCTAAATTATAAAGAGGCGTTGTTGCGTCTTGCGCTAAGATGGCCCTGTCTTGGTTAAGTCTAATGGCAGCCCCAGTAAGCTTAAGTCGTTGTGCGGGTGTGTCTGCAGATACATTGATACCTTTATAAGATTTTGCGTGAGCAATTCCCAAATGAATGGATCTGTCTGAAGATATTTCAACTAAATTGCCACCATGTGATCCTGGCATAACGCCGGTAAGCTCATAGATTTCTCTACTTACATCCCTAGCTTCTTTTGCAGATAAACCTGCATAATTTGGCATCATTTCCATTAGACCAGCTACATGGTGCTGGTTAAATAGCTTGTCTATACCTTTTGGTGCCTTATTAAGCATATCTCTGCCAGCTCTACCCCCTCCTTGCATTCTATACAAGAAACTTTTAATTGATTTCGGATCATCCATATTAGGAAGATCAATCTCTCCACGCAAAAAGTTTTCAGGACCTTGTAGCAGTTCAGCTAATGATCGTTTGATGTCTGTTCCAATCAATTTCATTTTTGGATCGACAATCAGCTTCTTTTCTTTTGGTAGAGACATGATCTCTTGAAGGTATAAGGCTAAATTGTCAAGCGTTTTTAAATCACCCTTAGGTAAATGGTCCATAAAAAAAGCCCCCTTTCGGGGGCGTGTAATTAATTAGTTGTTCAGTACTTTTTCTTCTTTTTCTTTTTAGGCTTGTAGCTTGCGATCTTCAGACCGTGTCCGTTCTTATGCATTTACTTTGATGTAA